ATTGGCAATACTGAGTTTGTCATAATAATAAAGTTTTGAAGTGTGATAAATTCCTTTGTTTGTAACTTGATACAAAAATAGAACTACTTTTTTTAATAAAAAAGCTTTTGACAATATTTTTTTTCAACATCTGAATATTTTTTTTGTCTAAAGCTCAAAAGTGCGATAAAAGCGTCCTTTTACTTACTTAATTTTACTTTGCAGGTCTTTGATCATCTGGTCCTTTGCCTCGAGCTGTTGCTTTATTAGCTCATTGTGCTTGTTGTGGACGTCCTGAAATTCCGTGAGCGTTTCTTTGTGCTCCTTTCTCAATAGTTCCGTCTCACCACTGAAGTGTTGCATCTGCTCTTTTATCTGTCCCTTCATGTTTTGCAGCCAGTACCATAGGACCGCCACGACGCCAAATTTGCTTATAATTTCGAATATTGTGTTTTCGATGCTTATCTCAGCCCCAGTAAAGAGAAACAGCCCAGAGAGAGCCATAATATCTGGAATAATACTTTTGTCCATTTTTTTAGGTTTATAATCAATCAAAGGTAGGTATTTTACCCACCAGAAATTTATATTTTTATTGTTTTTAATTTGGTTTATAGGGAGAACAAAATTTCCGTCGGCATCCTCTAAAGGAGTAAAAAAATTATTAAGGTCGTATTTCTCGCCCTCCAAAGCTTCTTTCTCCTCCTGATCTAAAAGTCCGACTTTTTTACTCATTCTTCTATTGGTGGGAATGGTGGCGATGGTTTAGGTTTATACTCGATTAAAGGTAAGGTTTTTACCCATTGGAATTCAGGATTAACGCAAAATTCCATTTCTTCAACAGAAATTATCCATTGGTCGAAGTCATCCTGAATTGGGTTAAAATAGCTGTCATCGTCATATAACTGACCTATAAGGCTATCTTTTTGCGATTCTGTTAAAAGTCCTACTTGTATCATACATTTCTGGTTAACGTGGTGTTGAAATTTTGTACCGCAGTATAGAAATTAGCGGCTTCTGTATCTGTTAAGCCGTCACCGATAGATGCAAAAGCGCATTGAAAATTACTAAACTGACTTACGCTACCACCTAAATTTAAACCACCTATTGAAATAGGGAAGTTTATACCTGTTACATTGTCTGCATTTGCATTTACACCTGTAGCTACTAATGAATTATTTCTAAAAGATTTAAATGATGAACTTGAAATCCTTGTACTTAATAAAAACGATTGACCAGTTGGTTCTGAGCCTTGATTTCTATTAGTATTATAATTATAAGAATCCATAAAAAAAACATTACTTCCAGACCTTCCATAAATTGTATACAAAGGTATAAAAGTACCACCTACCGATGCGCCTATTAAACCCTTATTAGGGCCTTGTGTATTAGTTCTACTATAATAACTCATATGAGTATTATTATTTGTTAAAGATGTCGAAGGAGTTAAAAAAGTATCAGCATACGCATTAACGCCATTTGGTAGCGCACCATTAGAACTATGTGTCCAACCACCATTAAACACTAACCTAAACGCTGCATCCAAATCACGTGGGTCTTTTAAATTCCATTTGTGCAAGGCAGCAGTACCGCCTATTATTGGGTAGATGGCTTTCATTTTTGTCCAAATACCGTAAGTTTTTAATTCAACTACAAGTTGATTTATAGCAGTTAAATTTGTAGCACCTGTAAGCCCTGAAGCTGTGAAAAACGCTTGTGCATCAGGGTCAAATCCGCCAAAAACATAAGGATTTATAATCATCTTGTTCCGATTAGAGTTATTTTAAGACCTGTTGCCGTACCATTTCCGACCTGATCAATATCAATTGTAATTTCGGCATCGTCAGTTAGTGCACTTGTTGTTATCGTTGCAGCCGTTGCAGCCGTTGTGCTTGTTTTTTCTGTATTGTCAATTGTTAGCTTAGTGCCAAGTACAGAACTACCGCTTTGATTTATGTCAACGGTGAATATAGAACCCGATGCCTGAGCCGTTGTAAGCGAAGCACGAACCGCTGTCAATGTCATAGCATAAGGCATTCTGAATGTTACCTTTGCAGTTCCAGTTGTTAAAGCTGTTGTTTCATCCGATGCAGCTAACTGAATCTCAACTGGCTGTTTTTCATTCTTCCATAGCTGAGTAGCACTTTCATAAACAAGAATATCTTTATTTGCAAGTGTACCTGCATTGATACTGACGTTATGCAATTCATCAAGCTCATAGCCGTTATCAACTTTAACGTAAATCTTACCATTGACAGCGTGAGCATATTCGACATAACCAATTCGAACCTCGTGAATCGGTGCCGATGGTTTTATGTTTGTTATTGCGCCTGCTGTAGTACCGCTCAAATAAAGCGAATCGCCATCTGACCACGTTTCTCCCTGCAATGAACCCGTTGTATTTATTTTTGTAACCTGACCAACCGAGCAAATAAATCCTTCTTGATTGCCTGCAATATCTTCGCAAACGATACCCAAAGTTCCAGCACTATTTGCATCAGAATCAGCTTTAGCAAGCTTAACAGAAAGTCTTTGACCCGTAGCGCCTGCCACTATTACAACCTCATAGCCTGCCTTTGTAAGACCTACTAAAGGAGTTGTTTTATTTACAACACGAGTGTGTAGATGTTGACCTAAATTTGAAATGGTGTCTCCACCTTTAAGACCTAAGTCCAAAGTGCCTGTAGAATCATTCCAAGCAAGCTCACCAACCCCAACTGAATGTCCAAGTGTTGTTTCAAAATCTAAATAATCCAAATCAACAATTGATTTATTATTAGCTGTATTACCTGATCCTAATATTTGATCCAAAGTCGGAACTGCATTTGATTGCAAAGTCCAAATAGCTGCTCCTGTTGTAGCATCCGAGCAAACATAAGTAGTTCCATCGTCTAATGTCCAAAGCGAGCCAATTTGATAGCCTAATGTATCGTCATCAGTTATAGTAGGAGTCACATTAAAATTATACAATGACTGGCGGATAGTATTTCCTGAGCTGCCCATTATATAACGAACACCACCTTCCCACTTTGATTCATATCCAAGACCACAAATTTCTGCGATACCTTTTAACCCACCTAATCCAGCGTCAATAGTGCCTTCTCTTAGCCTGCTACCGTTATCAAATTGCAATCCTTGAGTTGCATCAAATATAATATCATTAGCTCCAGACGTATTGCCAGCGATTAAGACCGTCGCTAAATCGTCACCACCGCCCCCACTTAACTCAAAAAAAAAAGAGCTCGAAAGTAAAGCGACTAAATCAAAAGCATTGCCAGAGAAAGCAACTGCAGAAGCTGGCTCTACTTGAGTGTTAGCAATCTGGCTGGCAAATAAAGAGTGCCATTGATTGAAGCCAAATTTTACGATAACCTCGTCCGTTCCTTTTACGTCTAAAACATTGACATTAACAAAAACCTTTTGGATATTGCCAGCGGCATCCGTTAAAACGACGTTGCCAGTCGATTGTTTTACTATGTTCATTGGTAAAAAATTATATTAGTTGAAGTATTTTTTTTCGTCTCGCACGTATGGCAGTGCTTGCCAGTCATATTGAAATAGCCGCATCCGCAGTTTGTATGGCAGTGCCCACAATCGTCCTCGCAAGGGCAATTTTTAGCGTCAAACAAAGGCAAAAGCGCCTTATTAGCGCAAAGGAAGTTTTCAATTAAAGGCTTTAAATTGTCAATCCTTTGCATCATATTATCTTGCAAAAATCTTACCCCAGAAACCCCAGCATTTTGAGCGAACTCGCTGTCGTTTTGATAAATACCTTTGCTGCTCACTTGAATTGTCAAATAAGGCAATACCTCATAATAGACAGCATAAGCAGTATATCGAAGCAGGAAGCCAGTCCAAAGCGTTTCATACACTGCAGGAGCAGGCGCAATAAATTTATTGACTATTGCCCCGACAGCTGGGTTGTAATTGCTCTCTAAGGGATTTTGTTGAGCGATCATATCATTGTATAAGGCAACGCCCAGAAGTGGCTGCAAAAAGCGCTCCTCGCTGTCCTTAATGTGAGGGCTTATTTGATTAACATCAAAGCGAGCCGTAACTGGAGCAGGTCTATAAATGCCCGTATTGACAACCTCGCCTGGCTTAATTAGTGTCTGCATTTTCTATATTGATTTGCTCTTGTTCTATTTGTTGAAACCCTAACTCAGCTCTCATCTCGTCAACGGTTAAAATATCTTTGATCGGAATATCGCCAGCAAAACTCACTGGCATTGGCTTCGCTATATCGAGCGCAATATTGGACCAGTCAAAGCCCAACCATTTCGCAGCGTCTTGGATAACTGGATTAAGGAACTTTGTTAAATATAGCCTTTGCATCGGACGGATGACAGTATTATAAACAATGTCAAATTCAGATCGTATCTGTTGATTAGTTCCTAAGCTTCCAGCCGTTCTCAATCCTGTGAGCGACACCGACCAGCGATGAGCCGCAATGATATTAGTCTGAGCCATGTTTTGCAGGTTCAAAAATTCGCCCTCATTGCTGCTATTCAAAACTTGCACGTCACTTTTATAAGTCGGATCTCTCAAAGCCTGAATAAACATTTTGCTATTATTCCCAGTGCCCGTAAAACAATCTTTCATTGCGCGTACTACTTGCTGAGCTTCCTCTTGATTGGCTGAGCCAAAGAGCGAAATAATAGCCGAAGGAGTGAAACCATTTTCAAATTTTGATTGGTTAAATTTTGGGATGCGATACTCGAGCTCCGCCCAGATTTTAGCACTAACCCAGTCAGGAATGCCCCAATAAACCAAAGTAGGCTCATAATTTTTCAAGTGTACGATTGACTTTTCAACCCCTCCGATTTTCTCAAAAGCTGGAAAGATAGGCAGGTCCGTCACATTTTGAGGAGTGATTTCCCACGCCTCCTCGAATTCGTCTGAGACACCTATATGAGTTGGATAAATGCTATCTTTTGCAGCCTTTCGAGGTCGGCACCAGTTGATCGGTAAGCAGCGCAAATAATATTTTTTAGTCTGACCTACTTTTATCCGCTGCACTTCTATAAATGCATTGCCAAAGCTTGCAAAATCTTTGCAAATTTTAGCTGTCAACTCCTCGACATTTAACCCCTCTGGAGTTAATATAGTAAGCCAATCATTTAAAGACTGGATCTGCTCTTCCGTTATTTCTGCAGCCTCTGCCTTTGCAGTCTTTAAGCTTGCAAGCATTGACATAGTAGCTGCAGGTACCGTATAAAAGCCATCTCCGCCAAAATAGTTTACTTTTTGCTGTATAATGCCAGCAGTTGTCGGGCTATTATTGCAAATAGCCTGCAATCGGTCCAGCCTGCAAAGATCATAAGTCGAAAAGGGTACATATTCCCAGACCGTCCGATCTAAAATTTCTTTTGACGGTTCTCTGAAAATATCGTCTACTTTGAAGGGATGCACTCCCGAATTGAGAGAGCCCCACGCATAAACGTCTGTTTTTGGCTTATTTTCGCCCGATATAACGGCTTTTCTTCTACTCATTAGTATTGTCTGTCGTTTCTGCTTTAAAGTTGTCTACTGGCTTATTTTTAGGCTTTTTGCCTACCAACTCAACACCTTTGAAACCTATGTGATATAAGTGCTCGAGCTGATCCTGAGTTGCCTTTGACAAATGTACGGTAAAATTTGTATTATAAACCGTGCAATCGATGAATTTTTCTTTTACTTTAAACATAAAAAAAATTTTTAATTTAAAAAAGGGAGAGGATAAACACCCTCACCCTCCGTATGAATTCCCCAAAATCCAAAAATTAGACTGGAATAGTAACACTTGAAGCGACTGGAATAGCCTGAACCGTGCCTCTTGACGTCAAAGTAATTGTCGATTGGTTCTGGTCGTTAATTGCTGTTCCCGTAACCGTTTCGAAATTGGTAAGCTGAGCAGGATAAGCAATTCCCAAAGTTGTCAAAGCGTCTGGAGCGCCCCACAGCCAACGAGTGCCGTTGTTCTCTTCGTGAATTACGATAAAACCGCAGCAACAATCTTGCAGCTCCTTAATTGCCTCGCGAGTTGCCAAAGCGTGGCACGGAAATACAGCTACCAAAGTTTGAGTGATAACCGTGTTACAATTAGCACGCTCGCCAGTTTCTGTAAAGTTAGCAGTTTCTTGGTAAGGTTCAAACTCATAAAATTTAGTCGAGCCTACCATTGTGATCGTGTCAATTTCGCCAGCTGTGATGTTCAAAGCGGATACATCCTCTTTCGAAGCAACCCAAAACTTAGCCAAACCACCAGCGCAGGCGTTTGCGCAATCTATTGTTAAACCTGTTGTTAAACAGCTCATAGTTATATTTTTATTTAGGTTAAAAAATTAGTATGCAACCGTGATCAGGTCTGAATGCTTGTAGTTGAAACCAAGATAAAAACGTGATTTCACTTTCAATTTTTCCTCTTCCATATCGTGCCAAGCCATAGCTTGATTTATTGGATTTGCAATGTCAGTACCCAAAACGAAATTTGTTCTTTCAGTGTAAAGCACAAAGTTTGCATCTTGTACATTTAAGTAGCTGTCTGCGTATTGCTGCCAGTCGTACATCGGCTTAACTTCAATCCCGTTAAACGTCAATCTCTGAGCGCCATTAGTTAACAATGTCAAATGAGCCGCAGAACTTACACCATTATTTTGCAAATCCTGCAGGTATTGACGGTAAACATTAGCCGAAACTAAGAATACCTTTTGAGCCTCAGGAACTGCAGAAAGCACGTTTGTGCTATTTTCCCAAACTGCAGTAAGTAGATCGATACCATCGCCAGCACCGAGCGGAGTGCCTGAGTTTGAATTGATATAAGGAACCAAGTTGTTAGCAACCAATTGCGGGATGTAAACAGACCACATACCGTCTGTAATATTTACAGCATCGTCTACGCTTGCCTTGTTTCCAAAGAAAGCCACTTTCAACATTTGTTTGCGGAGAGCCTGAACCATACGGGTCATAAGAATTTGCATAAAGATAGTGCCTTCCAAGTTGCTGCTCTGAGTTCCTGCCTTAAGCTTTTGCTTATAAACAGTACCTACAAATTCATCATAACACAATTCGAGGTTTACTTTGATTTCGTCTACTTCGATACATCTTTCAAACAATCCGAGTGCACCCTTTGGAGTCCAACCGCAACCGCCTGACAGCTGCATAATATCCTCCATAACGCCAACGTAGCCAATTTGTTGCTTATTGTTTACGAGTACCATTGTCTCGAAAATATCTTCGATTTCAGCGTCAAAAAAAACTGGTTTGAAAAGCATTTCCTGAGCCTGAGTGCCAACCAATCCGATACGGAATTGACCTGCTTCAAATGTTGCCATATATTTAAAATTTTAATTTTGTTAATTGAAAAAAATTATACTACAGTGTAAGTAATAGCCAAAGTGATATTACCACCGTTGCTATTTACTACAATACTTCCAGTTTTATTGCCTGCTGACAAGTTTCCATTTGCAACCGCTGACAAAGTACGTTTTTGACCAGGATAAATTATATCCGCAAAAGTTGGAATTGATGCCGATAAAACCTGAGACGATACCGTAATTGTGCCAATGTCCAAAACAGTATTTCCGATATTTTCGAGCTCAACTTGAAAGTTAATATTCGGACCATTTGCAGGGAAAGTCAAACCGAGTGATTTTGTAGTTATTGCTGTAGTTCCGCCCACGTTTGTAATTCTAAGCACTGGAGCCCAGAGCGCCTCTGTATCAATTGCAAGAGTTCCGCCATCATAAGCAAACGAGAACCTTCTCACACAATCGCAGCTTAAAATATCAATATCGCCAGTTGCAATCTCGATAATTACTGACCAATCGCTTCCAGTCAATGTACCGACATTTATTGCAATACTTGAAACTGTACCAGTTCCGACGCCAGTAACAAAATTGCCAGCACCGTCTGTAATTTGTACTTTAATATACTTTGTAGTGTAACCGCTTGTCGGAGAGTTAAACGTGAAAGTAGTTGTACCAGATGAAGTCGCAGCGCTAAAATCAAGTTGAAGATCGCAAGAGCCTCCGCAATTTTCAATTTTTAGTATCTCAGCGTTCGCACCGTTTGCGAGTGGATTGGTTCGGCTGAAGAAAAACTCCTCAGAGTTACCCTCAACAAAAAAGTTTTCTTTATTGAATGACATTTTATGTTAGTTTTTGATAAGTGAGTTAATAAATTTTGAAGCCTGCACGATCTGGTCCTGAGTGAAACCGATTTCAGCAGTTTTTTCCGCTTTTACGTCGCTTTTATAGCTAATTTTCGCCTGAATTTCAGCTTCTAAAGCTTCGAGTTTGAGTTGTTTTTCCTCGAGCTGTCTGTCCAGAGCTTCGATTTTTGCCTCTAATTCGGCTTTGTCGTCGGTCTTTACTTCCTCTTTTGCCTCAATGGCTGGCTCTTCGGCTTTTTCCTCAACAACGGGAGCA